GAAGCCATTTAGTTTCTCCTAATCAGTGTGCCCAGAACCTGTTAGTGGATGCATCTGATCAGGCAGAATATTGGTTAGCTCGGCATAGATCGTTAAAGATCGGGCGCTGCCACCGGCAGGCGCGGTGCAATAAAGCTCACGGCACTTGGCATTGATGGTGACGGTCTGCCCAGCAGTTGTCAGTGGGATATAGTGCAAACCAGCAACCACATTGCCGGAAGAGCCAGAAACAAAATGGACATAAAAGTCCTCTCCATTGTTGTTGATAATGGTCAGACTCTTTGTGACCATGGGAAAAACAAATTTTTCTTCAGTCGTTGCTGCTAATGCTGTCGAGCCCGTAATGTGGGGATGCCCAGAGACCTGATACGCTCCAACGTATCCCAATCCCGGTTCGAATCTGTTGTTAAATGCCATTGTAATAAAGCTCCATTATTTTTTGCGTTTCTTCCTATAAGTAGTCGATTCTTTTGCTTTTGCAGCGGCTTTTAGTTTGTCTAATTGCCTCTGTCTTTTGATCGCTTTTTCACGACGAACCTCGGAAGGTTTCTTGTAATATTTTCGGTCTCGGACGGTTTCCATAATACCTTCCTTCTTGACCTTTTTGATAAATCTCTTGATAAGACGCTCGGGTGATTCGTCCTTTCTTGGGTAAACTGTTACATTTGCCGCCCGGCTGGACTTTATGTTGTGCTGCGGCCTTCTTTCTCTACGATCTCTTCGTGGCCTTCTGTTGTCGTATCTGCGTCTTCTATTATAGTTTCTTCTCATCTTTTATTTCCAGCGGCCAATTTTGACCAGTTGCTTGAAAAAATGCCTGAGATGTCAACTCCAGAATCGCCGGGAGTGACACCAGACAAAGGCCCACCTGTTGGGGCGGGTTCATTTGGAGACCCGCCGGAAGTAAGAGCCTCAGTTCCTTCAAATAAGTTCACTCCGCCATATGCGTCTTTTCCAACGCTCTCTTGCATCTTTCTTCTTGTTTCGTCAATCTTTGCTTTTCTCGCGGCTTTGCGAGCAGCCTCTTGTTCGGCCAAATGTGTATGATCGGGGCTGGTTTGTGATTGTCGAGTTTCAACAATTGTATTTGCTCCTGCCATTCCTTTTGCGACCTCGGAAACGATTCCAGACAGAACGCCCTCTTCAAAGAGGACTTCTTTAACTGCCTCTTTTATTAAAGGCTTTAGAGCCTGTTTTAAATCTTTTTTGTTCATTATTCACCTTTTTCGTAATCTGACAAAATGTTGTTTAAAGCACGATTAATTTTATCGGCTTTGTTAAAAATATTTGCTTCTTTGTTTTTTGCCTCGGACAAATTCATAAAGGCATTTGGTGTGGACGGTTCCGACACGAAGTCAAAGCAAATAAGCTGAAAGTCGTCTTCAACCATTGTCCTTCCTTGTGACTCGGTTACTGAGCCGAGTCCTCTTGAAGAGATACCAAGCTTGACACCTGATTCGACCAAGGAACGAAGAATATTGCCTGATGGAGTGTTTAGCACTTGGACTTTGCCCATGACGCTCTTATCATCCCACCAGACATCGGTGACCATATGTGATGCATTTTTAAGGTTAATAACTGAATCATCGGGGTGATCCAACTCTCCTAATGCTCTGCGCTCCTTGACGAGTTTTTGATAATTCTTCATCTCGCGCATAAGAACACGATGAGGATACACTCTTCCATTACCGT